TGAAGATTTAAAAGTTGAAGTAAGTACAGAGAATTCATTTCCATCTTTGTATTGTGTTAAGCATAAGGATAACCCAATTATCTATTTTGATATTTATGAACAATTTTGGGGAATTAGGAATAAAGTTAGGAATGAATTAGATATTAGAAAAACAGTACAACAAAATAAAAATAAATTAAAGGAAGAAAACAAAGAATATAAGAACAAGATGGAATTATATAGGAAAATTAAAGATCATCCAATTCAGTTCGTATTGAAGAATGAAGAGAACAGAAAACGGAATCTTCATGGGTTATTGGATGATCTGTACAGTGTTGTCTTTCATCAAAAGCAAATTAAAAATAATGCTCCAGAGAGGATTGAAAAATATCAAAAGTTAATTAATCGAAATGAAGCAGAAATTATTAAATGGGACACTCAATTACAGAAAAATATTAAATATAACTTTGATAAACAATGTGCAGTTGATATTGTAAAACAGTTGTTCGATGAAATTGGATACAGAGAAGAAGCAGAAACGTACAAATTATATTAATTAAAGGAGAGGGGCATGGAAATAAAGTCACATAAAATAATTAACTATAAGCCAACAAAATTACATATTGTTTATGCTACGGAGAAAATTAGACAGACGAAAGAATATAAAGTTTTGCATAGGATTCTGAATGTTATTTGGTTTATTCCATATTGTTTTCTTTATGGTCTAACATCTACATTGATTTGGTTAGGTGATGGCGCAGATTGGCTAAATGATAAGATTCATGATTTTAAGTGGTGGATTGAAAATACATATTTCAAAATTAAATTTAAAAGGGGAAACAAATAATGAGCAAATATAAATATGATGATTATGAATATTTTGCTAAGTTTATTAGGACAATTAAAAATCCAGATGGACATGATTTTATCGAAGGGGAATTGTATCCAATTTTAGGAGAAAATTATACGAATTATTATGTACAGAGTAGAGACAATACAAATAAGGTAGCAGAGTTTCCAAAGGAAACATCATATAAATATTTTATTGTTGTAGATGAATTAGGTAATGAAATCTGAGTTTCATTACCTTGACAAAATATATAATATTAAATATAATAATAGTACATAATCAGAAAGGAGAGATTTAGTATTAAGATTGGTATAGATATGGATAATGTTTTAGAAAATTTTACAGAGTGTTGGCTGAGTGAAGCAGGAGAAGTGATTTCTGTAGAGGGCATAAAATCTTGGGATATACATAATTATGTTTCTTGTGGTAATAAGATTTATGATTACGTTAATTTTAATATGTTATCGCAATTAAAGCCATTAAAAGACTCTCAAAGGGTTTTTAAACAACTACAAGATGAAAATTTTGACCTTTATGTTATAACTGCATCGCAGCCAAAATGGGTTCCATATAAAAGTGAATGGTTAAAGAAATATTTTCCATTCTTTGATCAAGACAAATTGGTGATTACAGGAAGAAAATCAATTATAAATTGTGACATATTAATTGATGATCAGCCACGAAACATTAATTTATGTCCTAAAACTCCAATAGTTTTTGATTATGCTTGGAATAGAGGAAATACAATTAACCGTCCTTGTCCAAGAGTTAAAAATTGGAGTGATATATATAAAATTGTTCATAAATTAAATGAGAGGGGAAGCATTCTTATATGACAAAAGATGAATTACATAATATTTTAAGTGAATATTTTCTTGATGATCCTGAAGGTTCATATACATATGAATTAACTAGAGTAAAAGAAGCCTTTAATGTAGGTACAATGGGTCTAGAAGATTTCATTGAATGGGATGAAGATAATATTGATGATTTAACAAATTTTTTATGGAATAAATTAAATAAAGAAAATGAAAGTTGAAATTTAATGGGAGGTAATTAAATTGTTTAAAAAGAAAGTACAAAAAGAGTGTTTTGTAAGTACAGATTTTGCAGATGGAGGATGGAATTCCCAAAGTAAAGGTCAAATGAAATATGATGAATTACTAGATTATCTGAGATTCTATTTTGAGCAGCAAGGAGATTTAGTGATTTCATTTACAGATAAAAATAAATTGGAAATAAGCTCTTTAAGGACTGTTAAGTTTGATAAAGTAGAAAACAAGCTACAAGGCATTAATAATTTAATTAGAAATTATATAAATAAAGAATAAAGTTAAAATCGACAATTTATTGCAATTAAGACACAACATATAGATATTAAATTAAATATAAATACTATATATAGTATAAAGGAGGAGCGCAATTTGCGTGAAATTGAGTTTAGAGGTGTAGATGTATATGATGGCTTATGGTATTATGGTGGATTTGTAAAAAGCCCAGAAGGAGCTTATTTCATACTAGAAGATCAAAAAGCATCAAGATATCACGGAGTTATGTCTGAGTCCATTGGACAATTTACAGGCTTAACCGATAGCGTTGGTCATAAAATTTTCGAAGGGGATATTTTAAAAATAACAAATAATGAATGGCTAGAAGATCAAACAGAATATACAGAAGTAAAATATTGTCTTAATATGGACTATCCTGCTTTTGATATTCCTGATTCAATTGAAAGTGATGAATGTAACGGATTAAGCCAAGCATTAAATGATGGAAGTAAGATTATAGTTGTAGACAATATTTTCGATAATCCAGATAGAGAATTTGGTGAATAATATTAAATATAAATTGACTCTTTTAATGCTAAAAAATATTAAATATAAAGGTGAAAAATAAATGGAAACGAAAAAGGAAATTAAAGAAATTCTAAAAGAACTCAATTTGACAGAAGCAGATATGGATAAATATTATGAAGACCATTTTGAAGAAGTTATGATTGAAAAAATTAAAAATGCTGATGAGCTAACTGAAAGAGAACTTAGTCGTCTTGCATATGAATACGAGATTGAACGAGAAGAAGGAGAGGATCGTAGATGGTCACGAACTATCACTTCCTATGTTCAGTTAAAAGACCGTTTCTTTATTGTTAACTGGGAACAAGGACTAACAGAAATGCAGGATAATGAGTTCTATGACCAACCATATGAAGTGAAAAAGAAAACCTACGAAAAAGTAATTCCAGAGCATAAAGTAACTGTTACTGAATGGGTTAGAAAATAAAAATTAAATAAAGGATAGTAGAATGCAGGATTTCATAAATGATGTAGCGCCATATAAAAGGAGTGATATGTAAATATGATTAGAAATGAATTATTCGAGAAGATGGTAAATTTATCTGAATTTGATGAGCATGGTTTCCTATGTAGATTGTTTGGATTAATGGAATGCTGCGAAGCTGAAAAGAAAGCCATGAAACCTGAAGATTTTTTCAGTATGATTGAAAAATGGACGGAGAGAGGGTAATTAATTGGATCTTGAAAAAATATATAAAATAGTATTGAAGCTTCAAAACACGCCAGGACGACTAGATAAAATGGCTATTTTAAAAAAGTACAAGGACGATCAGGATTTCAGATTCTGGTTAAAAGTAAATCTCGATCCATTCTGGATATTCGGAATTCAGGATAAGAAGATTAAGAGACAATTAGACGTACATATGGACTCACCATTTGATGATTTTAAAACTATGATTACATACCTTAAAGCTCATAATACTGGTCGTGATATCGACTGTCAGAAGGTTGCAGGGTTCTTAAATACATTTGATGATGAAGAATTAAAACAGTTTACGTTAGATTCAGTATGTAAAAAGGTCAGGTTAGGTGCAAGTGTAAAAGTAGTAAATTCAGTTTTTGAGAAAGGATTTATTTCAAGCTTTGAGTTGCAGCTTGCAAAGAAGTATGTTGAAGAACAATCAAAAATTGATAAAGATGAAATATTATTTGCCACGATTAAATTGGATGGAATCAGGTGTGCTAATTTTCATGATCAGGGAATTACATTCTTTACGAGACAAGGACAGCCAATTTTAGGATTAAATGATATTACTCAAGAGCTGTCACAGCTTCCACAAGGTTTTGTATTAGATGGGGAATTGCTTTTGGATAATCCTAATAAGTTAGATTCTGCAACATTATACAGGGAAACTATAAAGGTTGTACGTAAAGATGGAGTTAAAAAGAATGTAATTTTTAATGTGTTCGATATTGTAGACCAGAGTGAATGGAATTCAAATAATTTTACAGTGAATTACGAGAAACGTAGAGAGCAACTTGACGATTTATTCAAACAATACAATTTTAAATGGATTAAACCAGTGGAACTTTTATACAAAGGAACAGATAGAAGTTATATTAATCAATTATTGGACAAGGTTGTAGCAGAAGGAAAAGAAGGATTAATGATCAATCGGAATTTATCATATAATGCAAAGCGCACAAATCATTTACTGAAGCTCAAGAAGTTCCAAACTGCCGATGTATGTATTATTGATCTTGTAGAAGGACGGGGAAAGTATAAGGGAATGTTGGGTGCAGCAGTGATTAATTTTCCTTGTAGTGATGGAACGATTAATAAAGTGGAGGTTGGCAGCGGTTGGTCTGATGAGCTTAGAAAAGAAGTATGGAATAATAAAGAAAAATATATTAATAGTATCATTGAAATTGGGTATTTTGAAATCAGTAAGAATAGTAAAACAGGTAAAGAATCATTAAGATTTCCTACGATGAAACGGTTAAGGACAGATAAAACAGAAGAAAGTTGGTATTAATAAAATATATTAAATAAATGTTGACAAAGTATATAATATTAAATATAATAAAGATACCGATTAAAAAAGTTAATTAATATGGAAATTCCGGACAATTTGTGGGTCGGAACATGAGAGCTGATGGGGATATTCTAGATAAATTGGTTTAGGCTCTCAATATGATGGAATGGAAGCTATGTAAAGAGTAATAGTGGGCATAGCATGAAGGGGAGCGGAGGTTCTTTCTTTCAATAAGCTCAAGTGGTGGAACTGGCAGACACACAGGACTTAAAATCCTGCGATTGGTATCAACCATACGGGTTCGAATCCCGTCTTGAGCATTGTAACACGATAACATTTAGGGATGTGATGTAAATTGATTGAGCATAATTGAATAATATTAAATAAAATATATAAAAAAGGAGAATGAAACAAACTTGTCAGATAAACTTTGTCTAAAAAATGTAGCAGATATTTTAGTGTTTGATGAAGAAGGAAAATATGTTGCTAAAATTGATACAGAAACAAGTAATGTTTTTTCTAAATCTGTTTTAAGTAGTCAAATTAATTTATACATAGGAAACTTTGTATTAAACAAAGATATTCTGAAATTTGTAAGCGATGAAACCACTAAGGAATACGACAATGATTTTAATGAATATTTACATGATAACAATTACGAGGAATATTCAGTTGGCGATAAGAATGTTAAATGTAAATTGGTTTTAGAAACAGTTTATGATGATATGCAAACTGGAGAGAATAAAGCTATGCAAATTATCATTCCAAAAGCTGAAATTCATACAAATTTATTAGAGTTGCAAATGACTGTTGAGGAAATTACATCATTTAATAATTTGTTTACCATTTATAAGTATGATGAAAAGCATTTTTATAAAATTAAGATCAAGAAATAAAACGAAAGTTTTATCTGTTTTTAGACACAGCATATAGATTAAAAAACAAATAAACATACTACATATAGTATAATAAAAGGAGATAATTATACACATGACAGAATCAACTACTACACTTCGCCAGGCAAAAAATGCACTTCATATTGAGGGAGTGCTTTCAGAAAAAAATCTTGAGGTAGCTAATTTTAATCGTAAAGGTGTGGGACAAGACGATGCGATTAAGGGCAGACTTACGATTGAAGTCGCTCCAAATGAAGTACATACAGTAAATGTATTTGCTTATCAACATACAAAAGACGGAAAAGTAAATAGCGTTTTCAAGGGTTTAGAAACAGTTCTGAATGAATATAAGTCAATTGCTGAAGATGGTCGAGAAGAAGCAGATAAAGTACGTGTATCATCTGGTCAACTTGGTATCAATGAATATATTGGCAATGATGGTGCATTGCGTTCTTTCACACAAGTTTCTACTAACTTTGTTAATCGTGTAACAGCGTCTGATAAAGATCCTTATGCACCAAAAGCAACTTTTGATGTAGAAGGCTATATTAAATCCGTTAAACATGAGACAAAGAATGACGATGAAACGGGCAGACTTTTGGTTAACATCGTTATTCCTGAATATGGTGGTAGAGTTTCTGAAGTTCAATTTGTAGTTAATGAATCTCTGGCTGATGATTTTGAAGACCTGTACCCACGTGAAGCATCAGGAGAATTCCAAGGCGATATTATCAACTTTAGTGAAACAGTTAAAAAGTTGCAAAAGGGTGGAATTGGCAAACCTAAAGAAGAAGTTACACATAATGTACAGCGTGAAATGTCAATTACTTGGGCAAGCGAGCCATTTGAAGAAGAAAACAAACGCTATTTTAATCCTGAAACTATTAAGGCTGCTTTAGTTGAACATGAGACTTATATTGAAGGACTGAAGAATGGTGCATCCTCTAATAGTGGCAGTGGTAATAGTGCAAAATCAGGTGGAATTGGTAGTAAACCAAGCGAACCAGCATCAGCAGATGATGATCTAGACCTTCCATTTTAAAGTAAACAGAATTTGTCAGTGGGATGTCAGATATATTTGTGGTTGGTTAAATTAAATAAAATTACATATAAGAGGAGATTGATCAATTAATGGCATTTGATATTTTTAATCCACCAGTTTCACACGTAGCAGAAGGTATTGAAGGTAAATCTTTCTTAGTTTATGGTAGTAACTCTCTTGGTAAAACAAAACAAGCAACAAGACTTCCCAAGCCTTTCCACTTGGGTTTTGAAGGAACAGGACTAGACGCAATTAATGGTGTGCCTTTTGCACCGATTAATAAGTGGACAGATTTTAAAAGAGTTAATAAGCAATTAACCGACCCAAGAACTCTTGATAAAGTACATGAAATTTATCAAACTATTATTTTTGATGAAGTTGAAGCAAGTGCTTTGTATTGCCAGAAATACATTGCTGATAAGTATGGTGTAGAAACAGTTGGTGAAGGTAATGAAGGTTTTGGATTATGGAAAGAATACTCGACAGAATACTGGACGCAGATTGACAAGTTACTAAAAGCTGGATTTACTGTTTTGTTTATTGCCCATCAAGCAGCAGATAAAGATGGAAAGCTTTGGCCGAAGGGTGATAAACGCGCTATTGATCCTATTCGTGACAATTGCAATACTATCATTTTTGTTAAGTCAAACGGAGTAGATAAAGATGGGCATGTGGTTAAATCAACTGGATATTTCCATGAAACTCCTGAATTCTTTGCCAGATCACGTTTTGATTATATTGTTCCATTCATTGAAGAATTTACTGCTGAAAATTTGATCAAAGCAGTTGAAGATGCAGTTATTGAACAAGCAAAACACGATGAAGTTAAGCCTGTAAGTTTTGAAAAACAACAAGAATCAAAAGAGACTGAGGAATATAATTTTGATGGTTTGATTAATGAAGCAAAAGAAATTATCAATTCATTGATCACTGATCAAAAAAGTAAAAAAGTCAACGCTCCAAAAATTAAGATGATTGTTGATAAATATCTAGGTAAAGATAATAAATTGAATGAGGCTACTGAAAAACAGGTTGAACAAGTTGCGGAAATTGTATCTGACCTAAAAGATCTTGTAGAATAATATATAATATTAAACAAATACATAACTGAGGAGGAAGGAATAACCCTTCTCTCCTCATATTTTTATATAAGTTAGGTGATTTAATGGCAGAAAAAAGTTATAAATGTCCTTATTGTCATAAGCCTGTGTTAGCAAATGAAGCTGTTCCAGTTAAGAAACGTTATTGGCATCCTCAATGCTTACAACAAGAAAAAGAACAAAAGAAAGTAAAAGCAGAAATTAAACAGGAAGTTAAGTTAGCAGCAAGAAATGATCCTGACTACAAGAACTTAGTTAAGTATATTTGTAAATTATACGATCTTGAACAATTAACACCAATGATACGTTCGCAAATTGAGAAATATCATGAGCAATATGACATGAAATATAAGGGTATGAAGTTATCGTTGGAGTATTTTTATGAAATTAAAGAAAATGAAATTAAATCTAAATATGGAATAGGCATTGTTCCATCTATCTATGGAGATGCCAAGGCTTTTTATTTGTCGCAGATGAAGATGAAGAGGAGTTTAAAACAATACAACGGTCAGCAACAAACTAACACAGTTAAGGTCAATATGAAACCCAAGAATAACAGACAAGATAAATTAATTGATATTAGCAAGATTTGACTGAAGGTGACGTGATAAATATTGTCAAAAACCAGTTTACAAGATACTAAATCTATTATTCAAGTTTTAGGATGTTTAATGTTAAAGCCTGATTTACTCAATGACTTAAATGAATATGATTTAAACAATGAGGATTTTCCTGAGCAATTTCACAAAATTATTTTTGCTGCGATTAATAATTTATATCAAAATGGTGCAGAAGTAATTGATGAGCCAACAATTGACGGTTTTTTAGCTCCTTATGATGTTCAATATAAAATATTTAATGATAATAAAGGCGTTGAGGTTCTAACAAAAGCGAAAGATATTGCTCAGTTGGATAATTTTGATTACCATTATTGGCGAGTTAAGAAATTCAGTTTTCTTAGATCATGTCAAGATAAAGGTATTGATGTTAGCGATATTTATTCATCTTCTAATTTAAACTTTAAAGAAGATGCTGACATGAAAGAGAAATTTGACAAATACTCATTAGATGACTTATCTGGATTAATTGAAGCAAAAGTGGTTGCACTAAAAGATGAATTTAAAACAAATAAACAATCACATGGTATTCAGGCAGCTAAAGGAATGAAAGAAAATGTTAAAAAATTAGAACAGTCACCGGATTTTGGTGCGCCACTGTGTAGTAAATTATTGAATACAATTTGTAGAGGGGCAAGATTGGGTAAATATTTTATCCGCTCTTTGCCAACGGGTGGAGGAAAAACAAGGCTTGCTGTTGCTGATTTACTGAACATTTGTTGCAATGAAATTTACGATCCTCATAAAAAACGATGGGAGAGCAATGGAATTGCTGGCTCAGGTTTGTTTATTACAACCGAACTTGATGAAGAAGAAATTCAAACCATCATGATTGCCTATCTTACTAATATTGAAGAAAGTAAAATTCTTGAAGGTAGCACTACAGATGAAGAAAAAGAACGTATTAATTATGCAATTGATTTGATTGAGCGTAGCAACATTTGGATTGAATATTTACCTGATTTTAATATTGATGATATAAAGAGAGTTATTGAAAGTTATATTATTAAACATAATGTTCAGTATGTTGCGTTTGATTATATACATACTTCGGTACAATTAATGTCAGAGATTTCGAGTAAGAGTAAAATGAGTGGATTACGTGAAGACCAAATGCTATTGTTGCTCTCCAATGCATTAAAAAACATGGCTACATCTTCAAATGTATGGCTGTTATCTGCTACTCAGGTTAATGCAAGTTACAAAGAGAAGAATAGTCAAGATGAGTCTGCATTACGTGGTGCAAAATCTATTGCTGATAAAGCTGATTGTGGAATGTTGATGCGCCCTGTTACTAAAGAAGATGACAAGTTAATCGAATCTGTTTTGCATAGCAATAATTTTATGGGAGTAGATAAACCTAATTACGTTTGTACAGTATACAAAAATAGGCGAGGTAAGTATTCTCATGTAGATGTGTGGCTGAAAGTGAATCTCGGAACCAATAGAACAAAAGATTGTTTTGTAACTAAGAATGATGAATTGATTGATGTCCCATTGACAGATTTAGTTAAAACAGAATTTGATTTTTGAGAGGTGATGATGCCTCTTGCCATATGATAAAGACAGAATCAAAGAAGAATTAACATTAGCTGAAATTAAATCCATTATGCAAGATTTAGGATCAGAAGCACCTAAAATAATTGGTAATATGTTAGCATTCCAAACTATTTGTCATGGTGGACATAAACATAAGTTATTTTACTATCCTGATTCATTTTCTTTTCATTGCTATACAGATTGCGGAGAAACTTTTGATATTTATGATTTAGTTATTAGAGTTAATCAGCAACAAGGTAGAGATTTTTCATTTTATGAAGCTGTTAGCTATGTAGCAGACTTCACAGGTAAAAACTATCAATTGAATCATTATTTTACTGAGCAACAAAGCTATATTGTTAATGACTTGGATTGGCTAAATAAGTTTAAGAAGAAGCCTAAAACAGATATTCATTTACCTGTTTATGATGAAACAATATTGGATGTATTCTTACATTTACCACATGAATCATGGTTGGATGATGGAATCACTTATGACGCTTTAATGAAATACGGCATTTGTTATTACGTCAAAGATAATGCGGTTATTATTCCTGTCAGAAATCAGCAAGGGCAACTCATTGGCATTAGACGAAGATCATTAGAAGAAGATGAGATTGAAGCAGGGAAGAAATATATGCCCGTTTCTGTAGCTGGTAAGACTTATTCATATCCTGCTTTATTTAATCTATATGGCTTATATGAGAATCAAGATACAATTAGACGATTGAAAAAGTGCTTAATATTTGAATCAGAGAAATCAGTGATGAAAGTTGAGTCGTTCTATCCCGGCAATAATTTTACAGTAGCAACATGTAACAGCAATCTATCAAGTTGGCAGCGAGATACGATATTGAATCTTGGAACAGAAGAAATATTTATCGCTTTTGATAAAGAATATGATGATGCCACAAGTGATGAAGCTGAAAAGTATAAAAATAAATTGTTGAGATTGGCACAGATGTTTACTCCATATGTGAGGACTTATATTATTTGGGATCAGAATGGTTTATTAAAGAAAAAAGATGCTCCATGCGATGAAGGACAGACAATGTTTGAAAAATTGCTCATGGAGAAATATGAAATAAATACAATGGAAGGTGAATAAAATTAAATATAAATTAATTGGAAATAATACATATGATAATCCTATTGAAACTGTACTACATAATCGTGGAGTAAATGATAAAGAAAAGTTTTTGAAGCCTGATAAAAGTGTAGACATTCATTATTCTAAACTAAAGAATATTCATCGAGCAGTAGAATGTCTAGTTCAACACATTAAAAAAGGTGATGAAACTTATGTTCAGGCTGATTCCGATCCCTGATGGACTCTCATCGTCTGCTATTCTTATTCAATATCTGAATAGCATTTATCCTGAATTTGTTAAGAATCACCTTACATATAATCTTCATTCAGGAAAACAACATGGTGTTTTAGCTAAAGATGTTTCTGATAATATTAAATTAGTGATTGTTCCTGATGCTGCTGTGCGAATGGAAGAACAAAAAGAATTGAATAGTCGTGGAATTGATATAATTATTATTGATCATCATGATACAGATGGAGATTCACCTTACTCCATACTTGTAAATAATCAAATTTCAGAAGAATTTCCTTCCAAACAATTGGTTGGGGTTGGAATGGTGCTGAAATTCTTACAAGCATTAGATGATGAGTTAGGATTAAAGAACGCTAGAAAGTATCTTGATTTAGTTGCTTTAGGACATGTTTCTGATATTGCAGATATTCGTGATCCATTGGTTAATTATTATATTCACAAAGGATTTGAGCAGATTAACAATCCATTTCTTAAAGAATTAATTGAAAAACAATCATTTTCAATGAAAGGAGAAGTCAATCCTACAAGTATTGGATGGTATGTTGTTCCACTGCTTAATGCTTGTATTCGGTCAGGGACGCAAGAAGAAAAAGAAATGACATTTAAGGCTTTATTAGGCTCAGATGAGCAAGTTTATTATAAACGTGGTAAATGTTATGAATCTATTCAGAAGCATATGGCGAGGCAATTAACGAACATTAAACGGAGACAAGACAAGGCAAGAGATAGTAGTGTAAATGAACTAGAAAAAATCATTAAGGATAATCATCTTGATAATGATAAGATTCTTTTTGTAGTTGGCGATGAAACACTTGAGAAAAATTTTAGTGGATTGATTTGTGGTAAATTAGCGAATGAATATAAACGTCCAACGTTAGTTGGTAAACCTGATAAAGATGAGTTTGTCGCTGGTTCAATTCGAGGATATGAAAAGGGTGTAGTTAAAGATTTTAAGCAGATATTGCAGGATACAGGGAAGTTTGAATTTGTTGAAGGTCACGCTCAAGCTGCTGGCTTCCAAATAAAACAAGAAAATATTCCATTAGTTGTTGAACAATTAAATGCAAAATATAAGAATATTACTATTGATGCCAGTGAATATGATGTGGATTTTGTTATCCCGTTATTTGAATTTAATTATGCTTTGGTCAAAGAAATTTATAAGTATCACTCATTTTGGGGACATGGCGCAGAAGAACCTTTATTGGTCGTTAAAGGAATAGAATTAACTAGAAGTGATATTGAATTAGTGGGCAAAAATAGTAAAAATCTAAAATTTAAACATAAGGATATTGAATATATCAAGTTTCGATATAATGAAGATACATACAACAGTTTATTTGGACAAGATGGTACATATACTATTGACGTAATTGGTCGTTGTGGAATGAATGAATGGCAAGGACATAAAACTCCTCAAGTAATTATGGAAGATTTTGAGATTAAAAATGTAAAGAAAACTGATTGGGCAGATTTATTTTGACAAGTTATACAAAATTAAATATAATAATAAAGAGGGGAGAGATTAAATGCCACCATTAAGCAACAAAAAAATAAACGATTTAATAAATACATATTTTTCAATGCATGATCATTCCTGGTATTCTAATATTAGATTACTTGATTCAATTAACCGTCCAGATGAGCTAATTAAATATGCAATAAGTTTAGG